TTATTTATTAAGGCTCATTACGAAAGGCAAAACCTTAGTAAAAAATTCCTCTCGTTCTAACTGGACAATTTCAAGAGCACCACGAGCAATAGCCAATTTTAGGTCGGCTGGAAAGTTAAAGAGACGTTGGTTGTTTGCGATGAACCACGTTTGATATAAGCGGAACAACGGAGGAAACTCTCCGGTTAATTTGCCGTAGGTTCCGCATGCTTCGAGAAGCAAAAACTCGCTTTGTCTGGGATTGAAGTCAATAGTAGCTTCGCAATCGCGATCTGCATGTTTGAAGAAATTCTCGGCTGTGTTAATCAGGTCTCGAACTTCCTTTTCATGACCAGCTTTTACATACTCGAGAAATCTTTCTTTGGCGAATAATGGTTTTCCGGCACGTTTCTTGTTAATATCGCGAACTATGTTGTATGCTGCAGAGGTGAGGGTGTGAATCGAGACGGGATCTCCCTGGCTGAAGTACAACCTGATAGCAGATTCAAGCTGTCGTTTAGCTGCATCCGACTTCGAAATTGTGAGCTTCTGCAGATTAGCCATGACTTATGACACCAGATTTTCTTCTATTCCTACTCCATAATGATAGCCGTCGATGCGCTGCATGGTAAGGCGAACATATCAATATTTTAATCCGTTTTATTCTGAACGTATTAAGCCCCGTGAAGCTGAGTGAAGTAAATTGATCAAATCTTATTCTATCCCCGTTGTGGATCTTTATAACCCAATAAGATTTTTGAGTTTTATCCAATATGGTCTTCCACCTGATAAGGAATGGGCTTTCTAATGCCAATAACACCCCTCGAAAAACATACAACCCATCATTGTTTGGCATAAGTAAAAACGGTCCTGAAGCGGGATCGTATGACACCTCCGCCCACATTTTATCTGGTTTTTTTATATCTTGAAACTCAATATTTTTCTGTATAATGCCAACCAGTTCAACACTTTTTGCAATGCCTGGACCACAATTTCTTATCTTAAATTCCCATGCACCATTATCATTCAGATCAAAATTAAGTGGTATCAAAATAGATTTATAAGGTGCATGCAGCATCTTGTAAGTAAGTCTTGCATACCAAATTGTGGCGCCAACTAATAGGGCAGTCAATATTGTTTGAAGAGATGGAAATTCCAAAATTATTTTAATCATTTTAACTGCTTCGCCCATCTTAATTATTACTCCGTACTGTATTGAATTCTCTTTTAAATATTAATCTTTTTGCAAGAAAAAATTACAAATTGACAGGCGGGTATAGCCGGGGGGATGCAAAGAGGGCCATACCGTGGGTGTCTGCGAATCCTATGTCACATATGTGACATAGCTCCCCGGGCTGTCAATAGTTCATGATCAGAAGTTCTGTTGCCTGGACCTTTTTGTCGGCTCCGGCTGCTGAGTAGCTGGTCGAGACTTCCTCGATCCTGAATCCTTTGAACAGCTTCCGGATCTCCGGGACATTGTTAATGCTCATCATAAACTTGCCCCGAACATGAGAGAGCAAACCTGCCAGCTTGGTAAAGTCCTCACGGGAGAAGATCCCGGGGCCGTAATAATTCTCATAGTTCCAGTATGGTGGATCAACGTAAAAGAACGTGCCCGGCCGATCATAGCGTGTGAGTATCTCCTGATACGGTTTGTTCTCGATATAGACCCGGCAGAGTCGCAGGTGGGCTGCCGAGAGTTCCTCCTCGATCCGCAGAAGATTGAAGTTGGATCGTTTTGTTGCGGCAATATTGAACGATGGTTTTTCTATGCGGCCCCCATACCCGTTCTTTATTAAATAATAGAACCTTACAGCCCTCTGGATATCGGTGAGCGATTCGGGCCGCTCGATCTTGAACCTGGCGAACTCATCGCGGGAGACCAGGAGCCATTTCAGATAGCGGATAAACTCCTCCAAATGGTGTTTAATGACCCTGTAGAGCGTGATGAGGTCGCTATTGATATCATTGATGATCTCGACCTCCGATTCTTCCTTCCGAAATAAAAGCCAGGCCGCTCCGGCGAATACCTCACAATAACAGGTATGCTCCGGGATCAACGGAATAATCTTTTTAGTAAGAAGTGATTTGCCGCCCATGTAGTTGAGAATGCTGTTCATGATGCCCTCCCTCAAATTTGTTTTGATTTAACGGGAGTCCCCTGATACACTTATGCCGCCCTGATCCCGGTCGGGTTATGGACGGCGGATGGTAGCGGGTTATCCCGTCTTCGCGCTTGCAGGCGCGTTGTTTAAGGGAGGGCTTACTCCCTTGGATACTGTCCGTCAGACTTTAGTCGTAAGCTGCTCTTTTGCCTCTATACGTTCGATCGCCATTGTCCTGATCTCCGCCTGGATCTTCGCCTCGAGATCGGCGGCGGCTGCCTTCTCGGAGATCTCCGCGGCGAGGGTAGCGTCACAGGTTTTGATCTCGTCGTCGGTCATGGGACGGGGCTTGCCGGCATCCATTATTAGGCATTTCATCGGCACAAATTTATCGAGCTTCGTCGCGCGGATCCTGCCGGCCTCCCATTCTTCGAGGAGTTCCGGATATCCGTTCCGGATGTGGTCGCCGGCAGAGGATTCCTCTTCGCCCAGCAGTGCCATCAATATATGTGTATCGCTGTGGAATATCAGCATGATTTCCTCCTATGCTCCCTGCCTGATATATGTTGCAATAGAATCTGCCTTCTCTGCACCCACTACGGATGCGGCGGGCGTGATTACATATTTTGATTGTAGGTAAAGCGTCTGCGCGCCGGATAGCGCCGAGATGTCGAGTTCCAGCACCCCCCTGCCATAGTGGTTTTCTGTGCTAATACTATATCCGTCTGCTATAAGTTCCGTTGAGTATGTCGTGGAAATCCTATAACGCCCTGCAAACTGGTGAGCTCCGTAAATGCCTCCGCCGTCATTGTTTACAATGTTGATAGGTAACAGAGCAACGGTAAACCCCTTAGGTAATTTGACTGAGGCACTATTGAGGTCGGCGTATGAACCGGTATTATTTGTGGCGTTCGCGATCGTAAAATCGTCAAAGATCACTTCCGGGAGCGGGTCATAGTGCAGGTCGTCGAAATAGATATCGCCGGCGACGTCAGTGTCGGTGTACCCTCCGATGTATCGTATTTTGATGTACCGGGCATTTGCCGGCGGGACTCCCCATTTAGTATAAGGCGTCCAGGACGTGGGGGTTCGATGTCGAGGAATAGACATCTTCGTCCGCGGAGAGGTCGACCTTGTCCTTGTCGAAGTACCTGATCCTGACGATGTTCTTCATGCCCGCAGCGGATGCCTTGAGCCTGAACCAGAACTTCGGTGATATGTATTCCGAAATCGGCAGATAGCCCGTTTCAAGATAGCCTCCGCCGTTACCTGCCCCTGAGGTGCGCGTGAACTTGTATGCCTTTGCCCCCTGGGCGGGAGTGGTCGTGTCGAATGCCCCCGATCCTCCGGCGTAGAGCGCCCGTGTAAAGTTGTCCGGGATCCCGTCTGCGTCGGCATCGATCTCGAGTGTCCCGTTAGGGATATCGATCACGTCACCGGAGAGGGCGTAGAGGTAATCGAAGTTGTCCTTTATCTTTTGAAAAAGCGCATCGGTCAATGGTTTATCAGCGGATATCTCGTCTGTTGTTATCGCGCTATATCCTGGCATTGTTCACCCCCGTCAATATGTATAGTATGCCTCGTCGCCGTTGCTCATCTGGTTTGTTGTTGCACTGGCGATGAACCCGTATTCCTTCTGTGCATCTGTGGCGGATGTGTAATCAACAGCCCCCGTGGCGCTCTGGATAAAGCCTACCTTCTGCTTCGGGAACTTCATCGCCCTCAGGGACACCTTGTTCCCCTTCTCCTCTCGCTTCACGATTTGAGAGACCACATTGGTCAAGGGAGATCCGTCAGCCTCGCACAGTGCCGAGGTGGTGATCTTTACCATATCGCCTGTCTTGACCCCGGAGTCTTTCAGCTCCACGTCGAATGTGATGATCGGCAGCGGGTTTTTGCAGAGCCGCAGCATCCTGGCGCCAACCCGCCTCATGTAGGCGATAACGAGGTCCTCGTCCATGTAGTCGAGCCGCAGCCACCGGCAGTAGACCTTCTTCTCGACCGATTCGTTGTAGAGGTTCGCGCCTTCGCCCTCCACGTCGGTGAAGACATCGAGGCAGTTATAGCTCGAGATCTCCTCGTCCTTGCCGATCGCCGTCTTGTTCCAGTAGATGGATATCCTGCTTACCCGTGATTTCGCGTTCAGATCGACGCTGATGGAATTCGCGATGATGTTATCGGCATCGGTGAAGGTCTGGTATGTCCTGCCGGGATAGTTCGGGAGGTTCTTCCTGATGGTGATCTTCAGATCCTCGCCGACCCAGCATTTGCAATCGATGAGGTCAATGATCTCGAAGAAGAGCTTGCTCAGTTTAATCGGCTCGCTGATGATTGCCGAGAAATAGGGCATATCGGCATCAAATGCCTTCCACAGGGCAAAGGCGGTTGAATCGATCGACCCTGCGGCAATGCCCGCATCTGTCTGGAGCATCGCGAGAAGGATGTCGTATGCGCTCTGCGGGGCGTAATACCGGCACTTCTGGACCTTGTCATTCTGGTTGTGCGCCTCCGCGGTGGTGCTGAAACATCCACGGATACACCCCGAGAGCTGGTTGCCGGTCTTCAGCAGATAGAAGATGATCTCGTCGCCGATCCTCACATATCCGTTCGCCGCGTCGAGGTCCGTTGCGTCGGTCAGGGAGAGCTGGACCTGTGTTGCATCGATGGCAGCCGCGAGCTTGATAGTGGACTTCGCGGGTACGTCGATATCGGCGAGCTTCTTGAGCAGATCGGCGACCTCGATGACCCACCCGCCACGCTTGATGGTGATATTGTCGATGATGCCGTCGAACCGCTGGACAAAGTCTCCTTTCGCGAGGCCGTAAAAGCCATTGTATATCTTTACCGGTCGCCCCTTGTAATTCGGGTTCCTGGCCACGAGCTTCTTTGCATAGGTCCCCTGGATCGTCGAGCGGGTGCTGTAATACGGATCGAGCCCGATGTCGGTCAGTTCCGGCTCGTCCCGGAGCGTGATGCTTACCCTCCCGGATATCGTCAGGTTGTCCTTGATCTCTGTGGGGATGTATTTTACATCGTCGATGTAAGGGCGGGGGCCCGGGAACGGAAGCGGCGACTTAACGGACGTATATTCATGATCCAGTGTTGTCTTGCTGAAATGCGCCTTGTCCTTGCAGGTGAAATACGTGTTCCAGCATTTTGTGCCCGTGGCGGTGCAGGGCGAGGATCCGCACGTGTTCGCACAGCGGTCAAGAGTGGCGATGCAGAGCGTGTTCGGATACCTGGATACGGCGCCGAGCTCTGCTGCGTAGGTCGTCATGGCTCCGCCACCCCTTCCATATCGAGGACGAGCGTGTCAGCATAGGTGCCGACAGAGAGCGGCATGGAAAGGCGGGCGTTCTTTGTCAGTTTCATGAAATAGACGACGTCCGGATATGCTGTCAGGTCCCATGCCCAGGCAAAGGATTTGCGAAGCCTTCCATGGGTATCCCAGAAAGGCTTATAGGTGTCCGTGATAAACGAGCGGAGAGGGTTTGAAAATACCACGCGCTGCGCGATCGGGTAATAATAGATAACATCGCCCAGGTGGTTGCCCTGGACCGACAGCTCGCTTTCTGATTCGATGCCGATATTGTACGGGTCATAGGGTGAATCCGGAGGGAAGGGGAACTCCATTCGCTGGCCGAGCATTGCGATGGCGATATACGGGGCGAGGGATTCGGTATCGATCTTCAGGCGTTTGCTTGCCGCGCGGAACGATGTCAGGAGTTTCATGATCGCCCGGTCATCCGCCGGCTGGAAGACCGCGAGCCTCTCCGTCCAGGTTACCTCGTCGTCGGTACTTTCCACGGACACGGAGGCCTCCGCGGTCCCGAGATTGTGTCCGAAGAGGAAGAGAGCATCACACGCATCCGATTCGGAGATCTTGTAGGCGTAGCCGCTCGAATCGTTGTAATTGAACCCGGCTTCGATGGATTCCCAGTTATAGGTTGAGCCGTCCGGGGTGCTGGTAATAGTAACACCCGTATCGGACGGGGATAATATTGTTACCCAATTTGCACCGTCCCACGATTTAAGGGTTTTGGTAGCATCGAAATAGGCATATAATTTTGATGCTGTACCTGTCATTTTAGTGGGTACATCTGACGATATTTTCGTCCACGTAGTACCGCTGACCCACTGATATATACCATCACTAAGAGCACAATATAACGTTGCGTTATTTACTACTGCCCCCGCTGATGCCATTATAGAATTGTGGATTACATTCCACGAACTGACCGACCCGGCATATTGATATGTTTTGGCAAATCCGGGGAAGGTGCCATATGTAAGGGCACCCATGGTCCACAGCTTATCGACATCGGCCCCGCTTGTATCCGTCCATGTGCTTGTTGACGGAACATATCTCCATGCCCCCTGTCCTACGATATTCATATATACAACATCGTCCCCGGCTGAAATTACATTGACAACAGAAGACGAAGCAAACTCTGTCCGTGTATCTGTTGCTGTGTCATATTCATAAGCCTTATTGGTGTTATACGCATAAAACAGCAACGTCCCGTAGGCACTCATCACCGTAGGCTCGTCGGTGTTCAGTTTCGTCCATGTAGTGCCATCGTATTTCCAGAGACCATTACCGGAAAAGGATGCAAACAATAAAGACGCTCCGGCAGTCATGCCGATAGGATTTGTCGCATGGATTCTGACCCACCCATCACCATTATGTTCCCATATCCCGTTATTTTCCCATGAGGCATATACAACAGAAGGGGAGGCACATATTTTAAGGACACTGGATGGAGTATTTGCTGATGCGGCCTTGATATAGCCTATGGCCTTTTTGCCTGCAGAATCAATGACGACGAGGCGTTTGCCGATATGGTCGGTGAGCACGTCTGCGGCGGAGAAATCTACGAAGGCAGACCCATCGAGGAGTGAGAGGCGCATATCGGCAAGGGTTACCGTTCCTTTTGCCAGCGGCGCCTCGGTGATGTATTTTGTGCCGTAGCTGGCTGCTTTCCAGAAGCTATGAGGCCTGAGGTCCTTTATGTTATTGACGTCGAAGCCGCTCTCCGTGTCGGTGGCGGAGAGGGCGCCGTCCTCGAAACGGTTATCGTATAGGATTACAGGGTTCAATTAATGCGCTCCATCGTTTACCGCCTTCTGCAATGCAGGCACGAGCTCCCTCGCGAGCTCGTCCTTTGCTCCTTCAGAAATAAATCCGTAATTGTAGAGATTCACAACAAGGGGACGTGCCTCGGTCTTCTGCTCCGCTTGGTAGCTTGGCTCGTTTGGCTGCGTGTATGAATACCCACCACCGGCTGATATGCCCGTTGCCGGTGAGGCGGTAGCCATCTTCTGGCTGGAAATTGCGGCCACCCTTGCCATGCCTGCGGCGATCGCCACTCCCGCCGCTGCGGCAGCGACAAATGGAGCGAAGGGGCCTCCGTACTTCATGCCCCAAGCATAAGCATCCTGTGCGGCCATAATGGTCGATATCGTTGTTTCCGCAATGGCCATGGCCTGGTAAAGTCGGAATGCAGCCTGGCTCTGTTGCCCTGTGGCATTATAAAATGTGAGTGCAACCCCGGCCATCGCACCAAACATCCCCTGGGTTATTTGCGCTCTCATGGAGGCAGTCCGCTGATCATTAGCGATGATCATAGACTGATATGCTGCATTCAGTTCATACCCGGCTGCCTCGCTACCACCATAATCATTCAAATTCTGCTGATACAATTCACGCATCTGGTTATAATGCTCGCGGGCCCGTTCATATTCCAGGGTATATTTATCCTGCCCTGTCACGACATCTGTGATCCCTTTAATATTTGTTGCCATCATACCCATCCCTGGCGCATAATCACCGGATTGGTTGATGGTATTCATGGTGTTCGACCAGATATCGTTATAACCGGTGAGCTGCTGCTGGCGTTGCTGGTCAAACAGGGCCTGGTATTTACTCCCCTGCTCGGTGAGCTGCTGCATCAGTTTATTGTGGCTTTCATCCCGGGCGGTTTGTTTTACGATCTCCGATACGCGGGCGATCTCGGCCCAGCGCGTCTCAAACTCCTCCGCATCGAGGCCGAGCTTCCCGAGATTTGCCCCGATCTTCGCGGCTGCGGCGTCGATCTGTGCTATCTGCTTGTCAAGCTCCGTGCCCTGCATGGCCGTAAAATATGCCAGCTCCTCTTCCGCCATGCGGTACATATCCTTCTGCCAGTCCGCGAGATCCTTCTCTGCCTCGATGACCTGTTTCTGTTTGAGATAATACTCTGCGAGAGCGAGCGTCTCCTCGACCTTGGCCTTTGCAACACCTTTTTTTATTAAAGATTCAGCCTGGCGATTGACCTCGGCCAGTCTTTTTGTCTCCTCAGTTAGGAGGGGGTTGAGATTTGCCACCTGTACGGCCCAGTCGGCATATGCATCTGCCGCGGCGGTTGCCTTTTCTGCAGGCTTTTTTGCTTCGATTGCGGCCTTTGTCTGCTCAACGATTGCACGCTTCTGTTTTTCTGCAAAGGCTATTCTGGATTCTTTCGACCCGGCCACATTACCTGTTATGTCGTATCCTTCGATAACCCCTCCAACATCTCCTAACTGCCCTGATTCTACCAGTTCCGTGAGCCAGTCCTTGTACTCTTTGCCGGGGCCGCGGAGGAAGTCCCATATCACGGCGGCATATTTCCCGAACTGCTCCATGATGTTTTGCATGTTGGCGTTGTGTTCCTGTATCTTCTCCGCAACGGATTGCTCTTCTATGCCGAGTATGGCCGCCTGTTTCGCGGCGTTCGCCATTGCAAGCTCATAGATCCTCACATCCTCTATGCCTGCGGCGAGGGCCTGGTTGACCAGTGAGATGTCCTCCTTGGCGAGCAGGCCATACTTTCTGAGGGCACGGGGCATATTGTTTGCTATCGCGTCGGTGATGGTTTCGTATGCCGCCCTGACGTCTTCACCGGCGATCCTCGCAGAGACCCGCGCGGCCTCCATGATCAATACAAGCTGGCTCTCTCCCAGATCCTGGACTATGCCTTTGATGGCCTTCTGCATGATATCTGATTCATCGATCGTCCCCGCTGAGGCCCGGCGCATTGCGGCGATCATCCGGTCGGAATTAATATTTGCCGCATCGGCGGCGATCCGGAAGGACTCTTCCGCCTGCATGGCCTTTGCGCCGAGGGTGACCGAAGACATGAAGGCATCCCAGTATCCCTTGGCCTTTTCAATGACATACATCCAGCTTGCAATCTTGACGGAGACGGCGCTCCAGGCTGCCTGTATTTCCGATGATGATTTTTTTGTGGTTTCACCGAGCTTTTTCTGTGCATCATCGGCGGTCCTGATGCCGTTCACGGCGCCGTTTGCATCGGTGGTAAGGATGATTTGTATCCTGTTCTCGTTAGGCATGACGCGCTCCCGCCAGGAGGGTCATTATTGTCCTGTCTTTATCTGCTTCCATTTCCATCTTCATAACCCCGATGTCCATCCATTCCTCAATGGTGAGATCGTTTGCTGCAAAGGGATACCCTCCCTGCATCAACATATACAGATAATAGATGTGGCGGAACCAGTGTGTCGGTTGATATGGATCCCTCAGTTCGCATGTTGCACATACCTGATCCAGATTCTGTCCGCAACCCGCTGCGCATTTCTTTTTTTTCTCCGGTGTGCATTGCGCCCGCAGTTTGTCTATTTCCGATCGAAAGGGATTATGTCCTTGCCCTCCCCCCGGTTCGCTCCCTCGTCCGGGACAACCCGTAACCCCATAAACACTTTCAGGCTTAAGGCGGACAACAGGTCGGATGCCGTTTCCCTCACAAGATCCTTCCAATCTTCACGATAATGCGGGCTTGCAGGATCTGCCGATATAGGCTCTCCGCCGTAGCCGAAGGACCCTTCAGAAAAACCTGTCAATATCTTCAGCGCTGAATCAACTCTGGCCTGGGGGGTGTTGTCGATTACTTCAGTGCCTTCGCGCCGGTATGATGCCGCCTCAAATTCCACTCTGTCGGTTGAGGTCGGCAATCTGTAATATAATGTTATTTTCGATCCTGATATCGGGTCCTCAAGGATCATTTTGTTGTGATCACTTTGTTTTAGATCTCTCATAAAACCTCCTTAATTTAGCTGAGAGCGGAGAGCTGAGAGTTTGAATGCTCTCGCTCTTTTCCCCTCGCTCCTCGCCGGTTACGTGAAGCTGAACTTTATCTCGTCGTTGCCGGTGTTCGGGGTGAAGTTGAGCTTCAGCGCATTGGTGAGAAGGCTTTCCCGTTCCCCGTATTTCACGTCCGCGATCTGTACCTTCGGCGCCGTTATGACGCAGCGGTTGCCGGCAACGGATCCCACCGTAGCCGTGAACACAACGAGCGTGTTCGCAGCCCACAATCCCCAGAAGCTTTTTGTTGACAGGGCAACGACCTCGGGGTCGATCTCGCAGGTAACCTTCCGTTCCTTGATGAAATACTCGAGGATCCCTGTCGCCGCGTTCGCGCTGGGGCGGCGCCCGATCTCGTTGCCCGTGTCAATCTTGATCTTTTCAATGACCGCTGCGTATGAATCGATCGCGAACGATGCAGAGAGGAAGCGGGGAGGGACGGTCGCGTTGACGGTGATCGCGGGGATCGAGCCGTCTGCGGCGGCGGTGTAGATGCCGGTGAACTCCCAGTTGATCTTGCCGTATTCTCCGGCGGTGAGGTCGACGGTAAAGGTCCCGCGGCATCCGGAGATCTTGTGGACGATATCGTGCTGGTAGAAATAGATCGTGATGCTCTCTCCGGTGGACTGGTTGCTGTTCGGGTCATAGACATCCGATGTGCCGGGCGTGTTTGTCCTGGTGTAGTTACAGGCGCGGAAGAGCGGGTCTATCTCAGGCGCGGTCCCTGCCGTTCCAGATCCTTTCAGCTCCGTGGCAAACTTGATCTTGACTGCTTCGCCGGTCGAGACGCCGGCCACATTGCCGTAATAGGTGCGGGTGTTCTTCCGCTCCAGGAACTTCTGCACCACCTCAAGCTCCGGGGACTCACAGAGGATCGAGTTCGCGGCCGCCGAGGGCGTCGGGTCTGTTCCATACGCTACCGATTCGACCTTTGCTAATATTACTGCACGTGTCTTTAACATCGCTTACCTCCTTTGCCTTTTATCTGGTTTTTCCTGTTCTTTCGGCTCTTCCGGTTGATCCTGTTCCGCTGCTGGCTGCCTGGCCTTCATTGCCTCGTCGGAAAGGTCCGGCGTGATGGCTCCGGTCTTTGGGTCCTGTATGTATGCTCCTGATGGTCTGTCCATTTTTGCCTCCTTCTATGGCGCTATTCGTTCCGTTATGTGCAAAATGATCTCTGTATAATGGCAGAGTATTTCTCCGAATATCCGCGGTTCAATGATCTCAACCTGGCAGGGGGCATTATCACCATTGTCGCCGTCAAGATAGTACCAGGTGGCCCCGTCGGCGGCTGTCCGGAATTTTTCACAGACATCGTCAATGAGCCCCTGAAATGTCTTGTCCGTCGCGTCGGCGTCTTTCAGACTGAGATACCCTGTGAGTTTGAATACATGATGTCTGAAGAATGCCCCACGCTTATGCTCGGGAGCCCTGATACGGGTGATCTCCCAGCCCCGTATATGTTTGCTTCCGCCTGTCGGGGTGTAGCTGAACAACGCAATAAAGGTCGAAGGGTTGGCGGCGTAACGGTAATAATCGTGTACGACGCCGATGTTGGTGACGGCCTCCAGATTTGATTTGATATCGGCGATAATCGTTGTGTAATTACCTGGCACCGGACAACCCCCTTGATATGGTATATCCGGCACGATTAAAGATGCGCGCCACGTCCGGCCAGTGGGCCTCAAACGCCCTGCCGAACATATATGCCCCCGTGAAGCCCTTCTTGCCGATCTTGCGCCGGATCACAAATTCAAGGCTTTTTGCCTCTGACCCGTACTTGCCGAGCTTTAACTCTATCCATCGGATCAGCGTCCCCTCCGGAGGCCACTTTTTGCCGGGGGTCCTGCCTTTTTCGAGGACTTCGCCGTACTTGCTCGATGTCGCCACAATTCCCTTTACTACGGATTCCCCCTTTTGGACCTCGCTATGGATCGTGGAGAGGAGGCCACCTTTCGCGCCGCCCACACCAACGGGGGCGCGTTCCTTGACCTTGCGCTCCAGGAACATCGTCGCCTCGTACATGGCAGCGATCAACCCCTGGCTGATTATCCCTGGCGCGCTGCCGTCAAAGATCGGTCCTGAAACAACTATCTTATTTTCCATGTCTCCTCACCGGTTTTTTCTTGCCCACCTGGGGTGGGTGAGGCGATCGCTGCCGCCGGGATAATTCATCCCCAGGTCGGTAACGACCGTGGCCGCTGGCGTGGTATCGTCGCCCTTTATCCCCATATGTTCCTTGTACAGCGTCCGGAGCTGCTTTGCCCGCGACGCGAATTCTCCCGATTTTGTGCGGTAGTTGACCACGTCGGCATTGATCGTTGAGTCGCCGGTCTGCGTATAGGCATTTGCAAGTGTTTCAAGGCTGTGAGCTGCTGCGAGCTGACAGAACGCATGGAGATCTATATCCGGGATGTCGTCGGCCGTGCGGAGCATCGTGTAGGTGACGCGCACACGATCCGTTGCGGCCAGCGTGAAATTGAGCGTCACTATCCCGCTGCGGTCCGTGATGTAATAGTCCTCTTCGTCGAGCACTGTCGGCGGGAAATCCCCTATCGGGTATTCGATGGACCTGACAACGGAGAACTCCGGGGTCCAGCCGGCGGGGAGATTCACCTGGCTCGTGCCGTCGCCGTATATGTCGTCGATGACGGGAAGCGGCTTGATGCGGGAATATTCCATCAGGGCCGCGCTGATGCCGGTTTCGTAATCGTCCGGGTTTGTGAGTTTCCCGGAATCGTCCTTTACGATCGCGATCACCTCGGCCAGGATATCGACAAGTGTGCTCATGCTTCCTCCGGATATTTAGCCAGGCACAGCCCGGCCCATGCGACCGTCACCACCGCTATGGGCACGATCTGCCAGATAAACCACACGCCGGCGCAGATGCATGACGCCAGCAAACCATAGAAGGGCAGCCGGCCGGGGCTTTTCCACCCGCGCCACAAGATATGCCCCAGGGCGGAAAGCAATAGAACAAGCCCGGGGATCCCGGCGGCGAAAAGGATCTCGATGTACTCGTTGTGGGCCTCGAAGTAAAAACGCTCCGGATATCGTTTTGCCTTATAGTACGCCTCTGCATTGCCGGAGGTGATCTTGTTCGCCGTTGCCAGGAACATGCCTTTGTCCTCGACTTCGAGATACAGCCTTTTCCGGTCATCAACGAGCAGTTGCGTCGGTGTGCTGAGCAAGGGCACTACCGTGCAGAATTGCCCGTATCCCCATCCGCGAAAAGGTTTCTGCAGGGCGATGAACGTGCTCTCTTTCCAGGTCTGCACGCGTGAGTTTTTGTGACTCTCCCAGTTGAACGGATCGGCGAACATCACATAACACGCACCGGCGGCGAGCACGAGAACAACAGCCGCAATGCGCACCGTGACGATTTTAATGCGCCTGGATAAACCATAAAAATAAAAATAACGAGGGCGCGCCGACGATAAAAAATAGACAATTCCGACCGCGCCGGCGGCCATCATGCCTGTTGTCGCCTGTGCCATCACGAGCCCCGCCAGCGGGATGGGCGCAAGCCATACCCAGCGGCGCCGGAAAAACGCGGGCAGGCATACCGCCATGAGAGCAGATGTCTCTCCGACGTTGGTCTGCAAGCCGACGATGGTATGACTCCCCCCGTAGACCGGCCGGTACCCTATTGTCAGATCGGCCACCTG